AGTCCTTGCAGCGCAGCGGGCAGCACTACGCGAGCCGCCGCCACGGGCAGCACCGAGCCAGAAAGGCTGCGGCAGCTGTCCAGCGTTGCGCTTAGATACGCATTTTACCATATTAAGGCCGAAAATTTGCAATTTTTTATCAAATTCGAGCCTTAACACCCCGATTTTGTTGGTCTTAACAAAATCGCTCCATGTAGTGCTTGCCATAGTATAGTCCTTTCTACGGTTTAGATTTCAACCTTGCCGTTTTCATCGTACACGTCAAACCATTCTTCGTAGTATTCGTGCACACGCTCACGCAAGCTCTTGATGTACCTGAGAGACTTGCAGGTATATACCTTCATGCCCTGATACTTTCCATCAAGCCCGGTAAAAGTACCGCGATAAAAGCGCCTCATTCCTTTGGCTTTATAGATGGAGCGAGGTTCGTCCATTTCTGTGTTTTTGAGATAATACATCTTGCCCCTCCTTACTGCTTTTGCAGCGCAGCCCGTGCCCGGTCAAAGAAAAACTGGATGACCTTGCTCATGGTCTCTTCCGTAATTGCCCACGAGACCAGTCTGCCCCACCGGCTGTTGTCCAGATAGTGACGCAGCATCTTAACGCACCACGCCTTGCGTTCTGCGCCGCGCTTCGTTCCCTGAATCTCGTGCTCTGCCCTTGCAATGAGGTCGAGCACAGTGCCCTTGACCGCTGCGCCGTAGCCCAGACGGATAAGCCCCAGTGCAAGCGATACAGCGCCCACAACAATGAGCACCAGCGCCAGCCACGCGGGCAGCGGGGTGAGAATGGTGTTAAGAATGGTTTCCATGTGTTACTCTCCTCTCTCTTTTTCGAGGTCTGCGATGCGGTGGTTTACCACCTTCATCTGTTCTTCCAGCACCGGGATGCGCTGGGCGAAATTGTTGTGTGTTCGGACTTCGCGGGTCAGCTCTTCCAGTTTTGTTTCGGTGACGGCCTGCTGCTTGTCCAACTTAGCGTCCATACTCTGGGCGGTGTGGTTGTTGGAGACAATCACGCCGATCAGGCTCAGACCGCCGGTGATGATCGCCACGATGATTGCTTCGCTCATGCGCCCTCCCGGAGCCGGTCCAGCCCCTTTTTCGCGATGATGTTGGCATAGTTTTTGTAAGGCACCGACAAATCCACATCACTGGACACGCCCGGAATCTTGCCCTTGCTGGTGTACTGCCACAAGCCGAACGGCCAGCCCGGCTCAGGCTTTTTGCTGCGGTAAGCAGCCAACCACACGTCATAAGGCTTGAGCGCCGCGCCGGTCATGTACAGGTTATCACGGCCAAAGTAAAGCCCGGTGTACAGCATGGCGTAAAAGCCCCAGCGCTCCACCGTGCCAAGCGCATGGGCTGCAATGTCCGTCAGGGTCTGCTTGTCGAGCGGTGCTTGCACATACTTGTCCTCAATGTCCACCGCCACCGGCAGCTGCACTGTCTTGCCGGTCAGCACCTTGCGCAGCAGGGCAAGCTCTGCGTCTGCCTCTGCCATGTTGACTGCCTTGCAGTAGTAGTACACGCCGCAGGGGATGCCAAGCCGCTGGCACTCGGCGTAGTTGCGGGCGAAATAGGGGTCGATGTACGGCTTGCTGGGCTTGTCTTCCGCGCTGTTGCCCAGCGCCCGCAGCATCACACCGGAGACAAGGCCGCTTGCCTTGACCTTGTCCCAGTTGATTCGCCCCTGCCAGCGGGAAACGTCCATGATAGGTAGCATGTTATCAGTCCTTTCTGTTTTTTGGTATGTGTTTAGTGAGCTAGAGCTACCTTTAGTTAATAGGCGAATTCTCTATTTTCTCCTGCTCCAATGCGTACAATTTTTACATTTCTTTCTTTTTTATTGATGCAAAAAATGTCAAAGCACTGTTCGCTTGTAGTCCCAAGCGTTCTCGTCTGCGCGCCTTCTTCTCGGATGAAGCAGTCTCCGTTAGTCACAACCATGTGTGTGCCATGCCACTCAATAAGTGCATCTCTGTGCGTATGTCCAGCAAGCCAACACACAAGTGTGCCTTTGTGTGCAGAGAATTCTTCCGTTTTTGACGTGTATCCGCTTATGACTTTCCCAATTTTTTCAGCATTTACAACCAGTGTACTCGTCCCAAAAGGCCGTTCTGATGATGTCCACAGTGGCACATGAGAGAAAACAACACATAACCAATCATTGGAGGGCAGATTTAAGGAGCTTTTGAGCCATGCAATTTGTTCTTCGCTTATGGAAAAATACCACTCTTTGTTATATTTGGATATATCCAAGTCGTCAGCATAATCCATACAGTTCACGGAAATATAACGGATTTTATTGGTTTTATCATCGGAATAAAAATACGTCCCATTTCCGTTTTCAGGATACACAATTTCAGATTTTGCCTTTTCTTCATCAGAGCGATAATAAATATTATACGCTTCATCGGTGGAAATATTGTATTGATTGTTTCCACCGTATGCCCATTCATGATTTCCTATAGTTTTTATCATTGGCAAGTCAAAGAACAAATTGCGAATCTCTATCATGTCATCGACAATAGCGTTTTTACCTTGCTCGTCTGAGTTCCATGCAGTCTGCCAATCGCCTCCTCCGAGAATGGTTTTTATCGCACACGATGTTTTGATTCGTCTCATAAGAGCAGGTGAATGTTTTGTATTCCGCTGGATATGAATGTCTGTTATAAATGCAAATGCAAAGCTGTTAAAGCTATCAATATTTTCAAGAATTTCTTTTTCTTTCTGAGACATATAATCTCTATAATATTCGGGTATATGAAACCGATTATCAACCACATAAACATGGAGATATTTATACACTTGGCCAGCAGATATAGGGGAATTATCTTTATTCCGAATTAAAATCGTATAATATCTCTCTGGATACAAATTGCAATAGAACGTACCACTGATCCAAACTCCAAGATTTGCTTTGAAGTCGTTGTACAGATACTTTTTGATGTATGTTCCATCTTCCTTCAGAGCAAATTCTTCCACTATTGCATCGATGGTGTCTGGGACAGAAAGCATGATGGTTGCTTTTTGTGGCGGATTAAAAAGACTTGTGACAACTCGAATATTCGATGGCGTAAACGGAATAGTGTTGTTTGTTGCTTGATTATAGGTAAATTTATTTGTTATGTCGATGCAATAAGGTTCGCCTAAAGCGCCAAAACAGCTATTATTCAAAGCAATCAGCCTGACGCTTTCACCGTCTGATGGCGGATCGCCAAAATCAGTATTACTACTATTCCTGATAGTGTACCACTTTCCAGTGCTTTGTTGTGATATCTGAGCCTCAGTCTGCCATGTATTATCAATGCTTATCTCATAGCCAGTCCCAATAAACTTTATATCACAATTCGATTTTGGGCAGTATAGTGCAGCTCTTTTTATAGTGTTTGGAGCATAAGAAGAATTATAATTCCCGTCTGTTGAATATCCTTTGAGCATAATCAATGGCGATATATCAGAATCTTCTCCAGTTGAATTAGTGTAATACGGAGAGCTTTGAATTTCTTCGATTGAAATGCACGCCCTAATGGACAGATTCTTATCGTTTGGAGTTCCATAACTAGTTGTAGCGGCAATGTATTTTGCCGATGTTGGTTTGACGACATGCATTTCTTTAACGGTGGAACTTTCAGAAGAGTTATTCTTATATCCAATAGGATTCATGCCTTCATCAAGAAAAGTTACGAAGTTTGTGTAACCGGGGGCATTTACAGTAACGAAATATTCGTTTGTTTTGTACAAAGATGTATCGAAATACCACGTATAATAGCTTGATTCGGAAAAATCTCTGTTTAAATAGTAGTGGCCTCTTACAACTTTCTGTGCACCTAAGAATACCAAATTCGACTTTGCGCTTTCTACTAAATCTTCCTTTAGCTGACTAACCCCTTTCGCGTTTGCCTCCTCCGCTGCCTTTGCTCTGGTCGCCTCCGCATTGACCGCCTCGCCCACCTTTGCCGCATCCGCAGCCTTGCCGGAGAGGGAGAGGGTGGGGTCAGTGACGAACTTCGCTGCTGCATCTTCCGCCCGTTTCTGGGCGTCCTGGCAGGCAGTGACATAGGCAAGCCACTGCTCGGAGGTGATGCCGGTGACGTAGAAAAAAGACTGCACTGCGACGGTATCAGGGAACGCCGCACCGGTGACGCGGCAGAGGATAGGAAAGGTCTTGAGCATGTATCCGGTATTGGTGACTACGCAGAGATTGACAAAGACGTTTCCGTTGACGCGCAAAGCCTGCTCTGCAAGCTCAAGGGTGACAACGTTTTTACTGGTGCTGTCTACGATAACCGCCTTGCGTGTGCCGCTGGAAAGCTGGATGGTGTCGTACCAGCCCATGTTATTGGCACCGGGGCCTCGATACTGCACGGTATAGCTTGCACCATCTGGGGCTTCGTACGGAACGCCGCCGTTGTACAGGGTGATGCCGATAAAGCGGCTCTGTGCATCAGACTGCATGACAGGAACGACCGGTGGGGTGCTCTGGCTCTGGAAATCCATTTTAAGCGTCTGCATATGCTACACTGTCTCCTTTTCGTTTTCTTCTGCCTGTGTGGCGTTTGAATCGGTGTACTCGATGACCCTGCCGGAATATTTCTGCGATTTCTTCGAGATGTTTCCGGCCACCGTGTTGAGCTGCACCTGGTTCTTTTCCGGGTAGTATGGATAGATCGTTTTTTGTGCGATCTGCAATGTGGATGTGGATCCTGTGTCTGAATCCATCAACGTTATGGCCTTGTAGAGCTCGATTTCCATATTGGGATACTTTTGTTTGTCGTGCTCGTACAGGTCGATCACATTGCAGCTGTATGACCGGGACGGGAAAGCAGCCGATTTTATCATCTTGTCTGCTTTTAGCTTCAGGGCGTTTGTATCTTCAATCGAGCTGTCCGTTTCGGTGTGCCAGATGACGCGCTTATCGTAATCGTGACAGCTCACATCTACATAGATCCCATCTTTCCCATAAAACCGAAGCTCTGTATAGTAGCTGTCCCCAGATTCGGCCTTTCCTTTGAAGGAAGGCCGTTCCCGAAGGTTCAGCTCATCGGAGAAGAACGTCTCCGTCGCTTCCGCTTCATTTCCGGGTTCGTGCACGTCCATTATCTTGAGGCCGTTTTTGGGGACTTGCAGCCGCACCGTGTAATCCGGCCAGACGTCCACGGCTTTTTTGATGAGTTCCAGAGGAGTCCCGAAAAAATTCTCGATTGCCAACTTTTCGGACGTTTCGCCCATAGCAAAAAGGCTCCACCCGGAAATGTCATTGATGGCCCGCCTGATGGTGTCTTCCATCGTCTGAGGTCCCTTGCTGAAAATGCCCGTTTTGACGAAGTTGTTCCAGTCTGCCAAAAGGACCGCGCACAGGCTATCCAGGTCAAGACGGGCTTCATAGGCCGTATCCGTTTTCCCGTTGCTGACGCTGGAAATGGCGTATACCTGGTTCTGTGTCGTCTCCCAGATGCGCACCCGCTCGGACAGTAGATAGGCCTGCGGGTGGTTGAGCGGAAGCGTAAACTTCAGCTTGTCTTCCCAACCGTTTGTGTTCTGTTCGACGCAGTATCCGTCATAATCCAGCGGGATCTCCTGCCCTGTATCCAAAATGATAGAAAGCAAAAAGCGCACCTCCTTAAATATAGATCGGATAGTACTCAATCGCGATCTGCGAGAATGGCATAGTCGCTTGTGAGGTATACAGCTTGTTTTCCCCGCGCACGACCCTGGGCCATCCGCCCGAAATCTTGTTGAGCAGTTTCATGCCGGCTGAACCGTTGACGGTGATCCTCTTTTCGATGCCGTCCACGATGACAGTGTCGCCGCCCTTCAGTGCACCGCTGTTGAAAATGCAGTTGGACAGTGTGCTGTTGGGGTAAAAGATGTACACGGTGCCGGAATGGCTTTTCGCCACAGTGGCCGTGATGCGGCATTCCATCGTTTCTGCTGTTCCCGCCGCGAAAAAGCTGATCGTTCCATCCGGGTTTGTAAAGACCAGCGTTTCCAGCGGGCCGTGCTTGTAGCCGACCAACGTATAGCTCATCTCGATAAATTTTCCGTCCCGGTCGATCTCTGCCTTTTTGCCTCCATCGGTCAGCAGACAGGTATACAGCCCACCGTCCGGAAGGCACAGCTCCACCGTGCGCTTCAGAAGAGCAGCCGTTAAATGGCTTCTCTTATCTTCTGCATCCTCTGGGCTGCGCCCTTCGATGACGACCGGCAGCGTGATGGTTCTCAGCCCGTACCGGGTGCCGCCTGCTGTGATGCGGCTTCCGGTGGACGCAACAACGTAATCCTGCGAGATGCTCGGTGCTCCGACAGAATAATCGGCCAGAAGCATCGCGCCAAACTCAGAACCGCCGTGGTCATCCACCCAAAATGTGTTTTCCATGCGTTACTCCTTACGACCTGAATGCAAGCTCTTCGTCCATATAAGGCGCGGTAGAGCGGGCCACTTCTCTGCCGTCCAAGTTCAAGATGGTGGTGGAAGAGCCGCGCCAGCTGGCGTTCAGCTGTTGGCTTGCCGCGTTTCCGGTTCCGCTCTGCACACGAGTCGTGCTTTGCTGGTTGGCCGCTGCAGCGGCCTGAGATTCCTGTACCAGACGGGCGGCAGTGATGCTGTCGCTCTGCTGGTAGTTGGAGGCAGGTGCTGCTGTGGGCTTATCCGCCCAAAGGCCGCTCCACCATCCGCTGATTTCTTTGCCGTGCTTCTTCCAGATGTACGCGCCGAGGGCGGCGACTCCGGCGACGATGGCAAGAATTGCGAATATCTCCGGGTTTGAAGCGACAACGGCAACCAACTTTGTCGCAAGGCCGCTCAGTGCCGTGCCGACGCTGCCGATTTTGGTGGCCAGTGTGCCGAACAGAGTGCCCAGTTTTGTGGCCATCGTGCCCAGCACTTCGCCCATGCCGCCGCTTGCGGTCAGGTCAGAAACAATCTTGCTGATGGAATCAAGGGCCGTTCCGCTGCTTGTCGTAAGCTCTCCACCGGCGACAAGCGTTTTGATGGTGCTTATAACAGAAGATATTCCGCCGCTTGCATATTGCTCGTTGATAACCTTTAGAACGTCTTTTGCCCAGTCCGAAATCAAAAGCCGCTGGCTTTGGTCTACCTCGCCCCAAATGAGCTTTACCACATCCAGTGCAAGGCCGCTCCAATTTTTTCTCTTTACGTCGGAGAGGCCGCTCTTGAGGATGCCGAAAATGCCGGAGGACAACTCCGAGGAAATCTCGGAATTTGCCGATTTGATTTTTTTCTCGACGACATCGACCGACTGCTCGATATTATCGACCGTTGTCTTGACGGTCTTTTCGATTTTGCCCGAACCGTCGTCAACTTCCGTCGTCACGGTTTTCACGGTCTGTTCAACGCCGTCTATGATCTTCTTCTCCGACTGCGTTGTGGTGGTCGTGATCTTCTTTGTGCCGTTGTCGTATGTATCAGTGACTTTTTGGACGTCGGTCGTGATCTTCCCGGCAGTCTTGTGGGAAGTCTCGCTCAGGCTGTCAATGACTTTTGCTGTTTTCTTGGCGGTGGATTTTGTTTTTTTGGAAGCGTCTCCGGAAGTGCTCGATGGGATAGAGCTTACAATGGTATCTCCGACAGTGCCACCGGAAGAACCAGAGCTTCCGCTAGAGGCGTTTCTTCTGTCTTGGTTGGTGGTTCTTCTTGCGTGCCCGCCCTCTTTTTGCTTCTTATCCTTGAGGTATTCTTCATAATTGGAATACTGGGAAACTGCGTCCTTTCCGAGAGCCTTGTTCATCGCAAAGCTTGCACGATCAAGCAGGGAGATCAAACGCTCCACCAGCGAAATGACCGGAGAGATGAACTTTTGGGCTGCGGTTTTTACGGATTGAAAAGCGTTGCTCACCCACTGGCGAAACGTCTCGCTTGTCGTGTAGGCCGTAACAAGTCCACCAGCCAACGCACCGAGCAGCGACACCACAATGCCGATAGGGTTTGCGTTCATCGCGGCATTGAGCAGGTTTTGCGCGATGGTCGAGGCTGTGGTGTAGGTCTTGTAGGTAAGCAGTGCGCCAGCCACAGCACCCAGAATGGAAAACATTCCCTCGAAGTTGATGGTGCCGTTCTGAATGCCCTCGTTCAGGTCAATCACGGTCTGGTTCAGACCCTGCATCCACTCGCCGAGACCGCTGGAAAGGCCCTCTGTGACGGTGCCAAGCAGCTGAGAAGCGTTGTCCTTGAGGGTGGAGAGTGATCCGTTGAACGTCTCACTCTGCGTTTCCATGCTGTTGTAATACCGTCCGCCCTCTTCTGCTGCGGCCTGCAACGATTTCGTCAACAGGTCGTAGGAGATGGTCATATCCTGCACGTCCTGAATGGACTTGCCGGTATAATCTGCCAGCACCTGATAGATATTGATGCCAGCAAATGCAAACTGCTTGATGTCCACGCTGGACGCCTTGCCGACGTTTGCGACCTGTTGGAGGTTCTGCGCCATGCGTTCCAGCTCGACGGAGGTGCCTCCAGTGGCCGAAACTGCGTCGCCCAGTGCAAGGATGGTCTTGCGGCTGTACTCTGCATTTTCTCCGGCACCGATAAGGTACTGGTTCGCCTTGACAAGAGAAGCCGTGTCGAACGGCGTCCGGGCTGCGTCCTGCTTGATGTTCTCAAGGGTGGTGTTGGCCTTTTCCGCGTCGCCCAGCATGTTGGTCAAGCCGGTGCGGTAGGTCTGAATCTGGGCGTTATAAGAAATGCCTTGCTTGATTAGGTCTTTGCCCGCGCTGGCAATTTTGGTGACCAACCCGGAGATGATGTTGCCAATGGCGACAGAGCCGGCCTCAAACTGCGCTTTGACCTTCTCGGTGGTATCCTTTGCTGTTTTCTCGGTCTGCTTTCCGGCTTTTTGGGCGTCGGATGCCAGCTTGTCGCGGGTCTCCTGGCTCTTTTTCTTGACCTTTTCCGCTGCGTCATCGGCTGCACCGCTGATCTTTGCTCCGGTTTCCTTGGCGGTCTTTTCCGCCTTGTCCTGCGAGTCGTCAAGAACCTGCTTGACGTCGGAATTGTCGAGCGTTATCTGTCCATGAACTTCAAAATCCGGATTTTGTGCCATTTATACCCCTCCCTGTGGGAGCACCGGCACAAAGGCACACGCTCAGATTTTTATTTCAAATTCCCGCTTGCACACGGGGTTCTTGCATTTGACCCAGAGACCTCCTGCGTGAGCGTTTCCGTCCGCCCAGACGGAACTTGCCTTGCCACAGAAAGGACAGCGCACAGGGCTTCTATTGCCCGTTTCGGGGCTCGTGGTCAAGCGCGTTGTGTCGCGCGATGGCATCGGCCTTGCGGTCTGCGAAACTGGCATACCGACGTTCACCTCCAGAAGTCTCCGGCAGCGCATACGCCCGGCGGAGCTTGTCATACTGTGCCTTTGTCTCCTTCGGCATTTTGGAAGTGTCTGCCGTTCTGTACTCCATGATCTGGCAGATGCGGCAGGTCTCAGGCAGGCCGCGAAACAGGGCCATGAACTCCCACCAATGGAGTTCTACGTTGTTCAGGTCGATGCCGTAGGCCTGCCAGAACGCTGCATAGATGAGTGGGCCGTCTACTGCGAAGTCGTACCCTCTGGCGCTATTGCCGAACGCCTGATTCAACTTGTTGTCCGTCTCGATCTGCGTCTCGCCGCACCGGAAAAACCGGATGAACGCCTGAAGCCGCTCTTCACCAATGGGGTTTCCACCGGCCAGAACGGTTTCGGCATACTGCTGCACCTTGCGGCGCTCTTCATCCGTCTTTGCCGCGTTTGCCAGAATCTCATATCGGATCCATGCCCTGAAATCGGTGTTGAAATCCTGCGGGAGATCATCCACAAAGAAGCACTTATCCATCAGTGTTGTTTATGGTTTCGCCGGGCAGCACGACGCTGTTCGCGGTTCTGCGGCATGGGAACCGCGTTGTTCATGGGCTGTTCGCCCTTTTTCGGCAGGCTGGCCATAGCCTTTGCCACCATGTCGTCTGCAAATGCTTTGGTCGTCTGCTGGAACTCGCTGTACAGCAGCATCATTTCGTCAAGGTCTTCGGTGTCCACGCCCAGTTTGTCGGCGTAGTCTTCGCCCAGAATGTCGCAGAAATAGTCGTCGTAGAGATTGCACATTGCAAGAATTGCTGCCCCTGCGCCCAGCTTCTCCACGTTCAGGCTGCTCCAGCTTTTGCCGAGAGTCTTGTCGGCGTTTTCCATCCGTTCGGCATCGCTTGCGCGGGTGGGCTTGAAATCGAAGATAATACCACGAAAATCCATGTTGTTGCTCCTTTCAGTGCGCCTTTGCCGGTGCTGCCCCGGCCTTGTCTGTTAAGGCGTCAAAAACCGCCCGGCGGTGTGCCGGACGGCTGCAGATGGGTTAGCCTTCGGCGGAATAGGTAAACTCCGTGGGCTTGTTGATGCCGGAGACGGTCACGGTGTAGCCTGCGACGTTGCCTGCGCCGTTGGTCGCGTCGGCGGTAACGTTGACAGTGGCGCGGCCTTTCTCGCCCTTTCCGGTGAACATGTTGAAGTACACATAGTCGGCGATAACATCCGAACCAACGCCGTGAACCATCTTGAACGAGCTGATCCAGTCAAAGAACGCGGTCTTCTCATCGTGGTAGCGGTCGGCGTTGATGGTGAACACCCGCTGCGTGTTGGTCTTGATTGTGACCTGACCCTGCCGGATGTAGTTTTTGTCCACCGTGCTGGAATTGACAGCGGCGGAATGTTCCTCCACCATCGACTCACATACGATGTAATCGCCCTCTTTGTTCTGCGTATCCGCAGTTTTGAACGCCAGAATGAAATCGTCGGCCATCTGGAAACCGGCGGTATCTGCACTCGGCGTGATGCCTTTCATGGCTTCGGTAACAGTCATGTGATAGCAACCCCTTTCGGTTGAAAATATACGATTTGTAATTGAATCTGCGCCCGGCACCGGCCATCCTCTGCGGTGATGATGTAGCCGGTGGTCGTGACGGCCACGCCGATCGGGATGCGGCCATCTCCGAGCGCGGGCAGGTTCTTTGTGCGGCTCTGGGCTTCTACCCATGCGGTCAGGTCATCCCAGAAGCCGGAACGTTCGGCCTGATGCTCCACGTCGGAGTTGTACTCCTCGCGTGAGGACAGGGCAAACACCTTCTGCCGGATCGTACCATTGAGCCGTTTGGCCAGAATCGGTTGCGTGGGCACGTCTTCGATGGAGTATTCATCCACGTCCGGGCTCAGCCACGAAACGCGGAACGCAACGCCCTCGTCCTGCGCAGATGCTACCAGAGGGCAGGTTTTCAGCCATTCCTGCATGGATTTGATAACAGGCTTCATTTCTTGCTCTCCTTCTTCATCAGCGCATGGGCGGTGGTTTCCCAGCTGGACATATTTGCACCCTTGCTGCGCTGTCCCCAGTAGGAACCGCGCAATCCGGTGTCGCCGTGCAGGTCAGTGCCCTGTGGGTGCAAGTAATACTGCCGCCGGGCGTAGGGCGTGGAGTATACGATCCGGCCGTTGTCATAGTCGCTGGCAATGTTGGCGGTGTTCTTCAACATGCCGGTCTGGAACTGCACAAACTTGTCCGTATCGCGGGCCACGATCTGCGTCAATTGGGCGAGGGTGGTGTTCCCACCCCGATTCATCCGGTTTGCAAACGCCGGATTCCACTGGATCTCCGTCGTCACAGAGCCGTTGCGATGCTTGACGGATATGACCCGGCCTTTTGGGGTGCTGACTTGCAGCAGGCCGTTTTTGCCTTTTCTCCACTCGGTCATGGTCAGCCTCCGTAGATATGCCAGTGCGGAAGAAACTGCTCCCGGTTGTCCGCCCACTCCTTGATGGTGGTGCAGTCATGGCTCTGTTTGAGCTTGTTGTACTGACCTATCGTCATGGATGGGATTACCCCCTTGACGATCATCCACCCGTTTTTGAGCGTCCACGCCTTTTCTTTGGCCTCTGCTGGCAGTGCGTACCACTCATAGGCGGGCAGATAGGGCGGTTCGCCTACACGAGCCATAATGCGGACGTGTACGGTCTTGGCCGGGTCTTTGACCGTGCCGTTTCCGCTCGTGCCGTAAGTCTCCCGCCATGTGGCGTTATTGAATACCCAGCAGACCGGTGTATCCTTATCCGTGGCCGTATCATGGATGAGATTGATGATGGTGACAGGGGTATTCATCAGCACACCCCCCGATAGAGCAGGCCATGCGGGTCATCACCGAGACAACCGCGCACGATCTGAGCGGCCTCTGCCTGCGTTGTTGCGGTCATGCTGTCGGCACTGGAATAGTTGACCGTATACCCGTCGTTTGACACGCTTGACACGCCGGGAGCGTAACCGTTGGTCGTAACAGCGTTCTGCGCTGCGGCCAGAAGCTGGATGATCTGCACACAAGCGTCCGACAGTGCGGCTCTACAGCGGTCGCACTCGTCCACATGGGTTTCGGCCCTCCCGAATGTGATGCCGTCGATCAGACGCGAAGCTCTGGCCGCGTAGATGTCAAACGTTGCCGCTTCGAGATTTCCCCCGGCGGCTTGATAATCGCTGTACGTGCAGTAGATCATTTTCGGCTACCTCCCGGCTTGTCATTCCCCCGCGACGATGTAGGAGAAGGGCACCTTGCTGCCGTCGGTGTTCAGGCGGGTGGACGGGTTCGGCAGAGCCCAGCCCATGCGCATAACAACGCGCAGCGCGACCATGTCTTGCTGTGCGAGGTTGTACACGATCTCCTTGGTCGAGGGGTCCTGAATGACGCCCTGATCCAGAATCTTCACGGTGACGTCCTGCCGGATGGAGTAGACGATCTTTTTGAAGTTGCCTGCGATCATCAGCGCCTTGGAAACGTCAAACGCACCGTTCTCAGGGAAGTAGAGCGGTGCACCGTCCAGCGCGTAGTTGGTTGCGCCCTGCATATCCGAGCGGAACAGGGGGCGACCGTTCTTGTCGAGCAGGCCGCGAAGCTGTGCCTTGGTGGACAGTGCACCAACAACGCCATCAACACCGAAACCTCCTTCCTCGACCTTGGCGAACATACCGCCGTCGCCCAGAATCTTGGCGTAGTCGATAGGGCCTGTGACCTTGTTGGCGGTGGCCTGCGTCAGAATGTCGGTCGTCCACTCGGTGGGCTTGTCGTTGCCGAACAGAATCGCGCCGTCAATTTTCGCGGCCATCGCCTCACGGACACGGGGCTGAACCTCACCCATGATGTCGAAGCTGGAATCCGCCAGCACTGCTTCGGGGATGGGAACGATCACGGCCAGCTCCGCAGCGGTCATGGTGACGTTTTTCCATTCCTGCTTGCTGGTCTGCTTCATGCCGGTGTCGCCGTTGACCCAGTAGGCCAGAGGCAGCATGGACAGAACGGGAATCTTGGTCTGATTGCTGGTCATGTTGGCAAGGCGGGTTGCCAGCTGCATGACGATGGAGGACTTCGGCACATCCTGCTGGATGGTATTGATCAGCTGATCCCGGATAAGGGCTTCTGCGCTGGTACGGGCAATAATGTTATCTGCCATAGTTGATTAACCTTTCTCCGCAAACAGCGAACGGAACGCTGCGTTTGCGGCCTCGTGCGTGTTGGATGTCTGCGCCGGAGTTCCCGGCGCAGATGCGGTAAATCGCGGGAGCGTACCATTTGCGAGGATCGCGCTCGGATCTGCGGCCTTGAAGGTCTTGACATAATCGTCGAAACCCAGAATCTCGCCGTCCTTTATGGCAAAATTCTGTGCCTTTGCATCGGCAAGAAACGCCTTTTTCGCGCTCTCGCTGGAAAACTTGAGGGCACCGGCCTTTTTCTCGATGGCAAAGCCGCGCTGCATCTCTGCCAGCTGGTTCGCCGCGTCGGTCTTGGCCTGCTCTGCCTTGGTCTTCCAATCGGGGTCATACCCTTCCAGCTTGCCGTTTGCGGCTTCCAGTTGGGCGGTAAGGGTGGTTTTCTCCGCCTCAAGGGTGCTGATCTTGTTGACCTTCTCGCCCACATCGGCACTATGCAGGTTCATAATGCTGTCGAGCTGCTCCGGGGTGATGCCTGGAATGATCTGTTTGATTTCGTCTCGTTTCATGGTTTGCTCCTTTCGTTCTGTCCTATCCAGCGTTTTTTCTCGTGGTTTTCATCCACATTGGAGATTACAGGTTTGTCGGGGTTTCGCGCCGACTCCGCGTGGTGCTGCTTGAGGGACTCGAACCCACATGGGCCCGGTTATGAGCCGGGTGCCTTGACCAATTAGGCGAAAGCAACAAAAAAGCATTGTGCAAAATTTGCACAATGCTGAAAATCACAAAAGGGTTACGGCTTAACTTCGATACTCGGCAGGATATCGGTATGGAAGTAGAGCTTGTAGTGGTACGGGTCGGTGTGCGTTCCTGTGATATCCTCGACCACATACATGGTGTAGTCGTTCAGATAGATGTAGTTCTTGCGGTAGGTATTGGGGGCGATTTTCACCGTGCAGACCAGCTCGTTGTTCGAGTTGTTGGAGATGGACATGTAGCCCTCGGCTTCCAGAATGACCTTGTCGGTGCGGGCGTTGTAGACGGTGATCTTGCGCTCACTCTCGAAATAGTCCGCCTGCTTGGAGATATTGGCATTGGCCTTGTCGGCCTCCGAACAGCCGCACAGCAGGATAGATGCGGCCAGTGCGATGGCAAGAAGAATCTTTTTCATAATATGCTCCTTTCAGCAGTGTCGATTGATTTTCGTTTTGTATCCTTTATGGGTCAGCTCGCTGTTTTTGTATGCCGGCCTCAAGTTCTTGCGCTTGATATAACCGCACGGAGAGGAAGCAAACAAGCTGAAAATACAGGCTTCTACAAACCCTTCAACTTTGATAATTCTGAATTTTTTGTTTGTCATTTCTTCTCCTTTCTTGCCTGTGCTGTGGCTCTCGCCGCCTGAGAGCGGCCAAATCCGGAAACCATCGTTCTGGCGCTGTCGAGCTGCCCGCCGGTGTCCCTTGTGAATTGCTTCAGGCTTTCGCGGGCGGCTTTCAAGCGAATTGCTGATGCCGTTGTGTCGCTGCCTGCTGCATCTTCTGCCAGATACCGCCGTTTCCACTTGCGCACATTTCGTTCGCGGGCGCGCTGCATCTGGGATATCTCATACTGGGTGTACATCTGGCCGTTATACTCGACGTTGCGGGAGTTGAGCTGCTCTAGGCTTTCCTGCGTCCATGATGGAGGATCTCCAAGATCTGGGAAACAGGCGAAATATTGATGGCGGCAGTTCCAGCCGCAAAGCCCTGCGCCGGTGCCGTATCCGGTCTCCCGGACAAAGTCCTTGTAGAGCTTGCCGTTCAGAACCTTGTCGCCGCCCAGATGAAACCGCTTTCCCTGCCACTCTGCATGGGTAGGCCGTGCGCCTCCGTGGGCGGTCGTCTCGACGTACTCCACGCCCATCTCCTCCATCCGCGCGTCTTGCAGCTTTCCGGCGGTCTGATTGACTCCGGTGAGGATGGCTCGCCGTGCGGCTACTTCCAGCGTGTCCGTGTGGCCGGTTGGGTAGGTGATATATGGCATATCATCGGCCAGCGTATCCACCGCCGTTTTGACTGCGCTCTTGTAGTCGAACGCCCCTGAACTGACTTTGAGCCATGCTTCATCCAATACGCGCTCAAATGCCCCTGTGACGGTGTTTGCGGTCGTGGCCGTCAAATTACTCCATGTGCCGCTTGTCTGCCTGTAACCAGCATTCAGAAGGTTTTGCAGGGGCAACGATTCCGCGAACGGGGTCGGGGTCTTTCCGTAGTGGTAATAGATTTCGTCGTCCGCTTCCAGTGCGGCGGTGCAGGCCTCTTGCAGGATGCGCCGGATTTCGCGCTCGCTCTTTCCGCTGTACTTGGCCAGCAGCTTGACGACATCTTCCCGGACGGCCTCGACCTGCTGGTATCGCCACAACTGCCAATTGGCCGTCGGCGTCATACCATCCATCTTGCCGATTCTCCGGGCTACATCCCGCAAAATATCATCCTCTACCTGCTGCCAGAGCTTCACCATTTCGTCTGGTGCGTGGTCCAGATAGTCGGGCTGCAACATTAAGCATCACCGCCAAACTCAAGGCCAGGCTGCTGCTGGGAGTCCTTGGCCTCCGCCTCGATCTCCTTGGCTTCTTCCTCGCTGTATCCCTCAAACTCGACCAGATACCGCCAGAATGGAAACTTTCCAGCGGTGACGTAGCCCCAGAACATCTGTTTGCGCTCCTTTGGATCTGAAATAATGGAGTCGTCAAAATCGAACGTCACGTCATACTCACTAGGAGACACGACCGCCGCTCCCTCTTGCCATGCGGACGTCATAAGCGCGTCGATGGCGTAGATCAGGTCTGTAACAGCAATTTTGAGCGACCGTTGCAAATCCTTGACTGTTGTATAGCTCCGCTGCTTGCTGCTGCGGATCTCTTCGGCGGTCTTGTCAACGTTCTGCGGGTCTGACAGCGTGCCGTATGCAAGGCCGCACTGGAACTCGATCCGCTTGAGGATGGCATCCAGACCGCGTCTGTAGTTCTCGTCTCGCAGGGAGGGAGCAAACACCTCGTACAGATTGCGCCCTGTCTGACCATAACCGCCGTTCAGCCAGTTACGATAGAGCCGCTGTTCCCGCTGTGGCAACGCAGAACCGCCGTCTGGAGTGGGCCGCAGTGCGGTCTGATCTACATCAAGAGCCAGCTGCCCACCGTCGTACTCCCACAGCAACCGCCCGTATTGCTCGTCACAATCCCGGATCAGCTTGACCGCGTTGGCATACACGCTCACGCCCAAAGGCGACCTGCGGTCAACCGTGTTGCTTGTCGCCACCTTGAAATAGCCCCACAAGGGCCGGTCAACGCCGTCCACAATGCTGGTAGGGGAGATGTCTGCCCACTCAGGAACATCGGTCAACGGAACCTCTAGGCCGATGTCTGCCGTGGTCATCGAGCGGAACGCCTTGACCTCAACAATATACTTGCCGTCGGTGTATTCATGATTTTCCAGCCTGGTATAGATTTTATTTCCCTTTACCAGCTGCTCGGAGAAGATCGCGCCGGTCATCCGCCCGGTGCTGTCGAAATGAGTCGGACAAAAGCTGTCGCCCTGAATCATGTCGATGCTGATGGTTCCATCTGCGGCCATGACTGGCCGGAACAGAATTCCACCCAGCGCACAGCCGTATTCCACCGGTGCCCGCAGGGTCTCGATAAACGGTTGAATCAGCTCGTTGATGGTGTCGGCCCGCTCGCCGCCAGAAACAATGCACTCCATCTCAAGCGTGGCCAGCCGGGCCAGCTCGCTTGCAATGCTCTGCGGAAGCCCGATGCCGTGCAACGTGTCGCCAGACTTGAGGCTATGGCACCACGGGCCGCCGGTGTCGTACATATCCGCCCAAAGCTCGACGGCGTTTTCCATAGGCGCGGAAATGTTCGCGCTCACGGTCGTATTTTCCCCGAACAACTGCCGTGCCTTTTCGCGCAGCCATGAAATCAGCTTGTCGAACATTACTTGGCTCTCCAATCTGCCCAGCGGATGAGCGGGGCGAATATCGTGTAACAGAAATAGCGGATATCATCCATGGCGTGGTCGTTCTCTTTAACGACACTGTCCTCTTTGGCCTTGTCGTCCCACGAGTACAGGCCGAACTCCCGGCGGGAATCGGTGCAGCTTTCATGGATCTGGACAAGTCCGGCCTGCATCAGGGATGCCACGCAGCGGATGCCGTTCAAAACATCGTTGTCGGCGGGGATGACCTGATACCTGCCGTGCCGCCGGATGGTCTCGATAAAAGATGCGGCAGACGGGTCTACGCACACGGCCTGAATGTAATAGCCTTTTGTGAGCCGCTCAAGCTCGGCGTAGTGCTCCTCATCGGTGCGCTGCACGCGCTGTTTGCGGCTGTCAAAATAGCTCTCCCGGATACGCAAGGCCCTGCCCTCGTTTATGACCCACAGGCCCATGGAACAGGGGTTGTGGGTGCCGTAGTCGATGGACACATAAAACTGCCCGTCGATGTGGGAAGCATCACCGTGAAAAAGGTAGGTGTCCTGTCCTGCGGAGAAAAAGGGATATACAAGGCCCTCAGCCGCTTTCCTTTTGCCAAGGATGTCACGGGCATACCAGACCGTGCTGCGGTCGTAGGTTGCAAGCACGGCCCGGAGCTGCTCATCTGAGATGCTCATATTATCGGCAATTGTGAAATGTCCGTAGTTAAAGCCGTATTTTGGGTTCTCCGTCTGCTTTTTTTCGTGCAGATTCAGGATGTTTTCGTAGTACCAGTGGCCCTCCGCCTTTGGATTCAGGTCGTGAAACACCTTTCTGTCCGGGCTTGACAACGTGCGATCGAATACTTCTTTGATGAAGGTCTCGCTGCACTCGTTGGCCTCGGTGATGTAGGCGGTGCCGTAAGTGTTGCCCTTTATGAGCTTTTCGTCCCCGGCTTTGCCGCCGCCAGACACCAGCACCACCTTTTCACCGGTTGCGGTCTTAATGTACAGGCAATCGCGGTTCTGGTAAGAGCCTTCCCTGCAGCGGCCCTCAAAATAGTTTTTCAGGCCGAAGCCGTCGCAGTCCAAAATGTTTAGCCGGGCAGTCGCAGTAGACACGCCCGCTATCAGGTGTATTCTGCTGGGGTGTTTTTCCAGAATGGTGCAATACGCCATCGTGATAAGCACGTTCTTACCACCACGTTTGCCGCCCTCTGCCACGTTGAACCAGTGGTCAAAGCAGCCCCAGAAGAAACGCATCTGGTTTTCAGAAAATGGTGCGGGGATGTTCATTCTTCAAAGTCCTTGATGTCACGGTCTGGAACGGGTCGCTGCAGCAGGTCGGCAAGAGTCTGCACATCGTTATTCTTGGCTTCTGTCATGTTCTCCTGTGGCTTGTCCTTCCACTTGTCCGGCTTCCGGTTTTTCAAATAAAAAATCTGGGCCGTGACGTTTGCAGGCACAACGACCTGTTCCTCTGCATACTCGATGCGTTCTTCTTCAAGCCGCTTTTTTCCATCCACCATGACCTTTTTCAGTTTGATGGGTTTTTTTACGGTTACGGTGCGGGTCTTGCAGCTTTCGAACAGCTCATTCTCCACAATGTAGTCTGCGACGTCCTTGCCCTTTTTTAGCGCTTCCGAAAATTCGGGAAATTTGTTTTTCCATTCGCAGAGGGTCGATACTGAGCAGCCTATATTTTCGGCAATCTGCTTGTCTTTAAGGCCGTCTCTAGCCCACCCACGAAGCAGCGTCAGCCCTTCAGGCTCTAGCCACTGCTCATACTTACCTTTGCGGCCAATCGGAGCTCACCTCCAGATGCTTTCGACGCGCTTGCCCACCAGCTTATACAGCACAGCGCCAAGCAGAAGAGAAATGCCCTCGCCAGCTGCGACGCACACAGCGTTCAGCAGGAACGGAGAGCCGTACACAATGGACAGTTCTGCGCCGACCACGATGCCATTGAACACGGTGCCGAACAGGATAGTCGGGACGACCTTGCCGCTCCTTCGGGCAAATGTGCCAACAATGAGGTTTGCAAGGGAGCCGACGATCACGTCCAGAATGCCCAGCGGAGAGGTCAAGTTTGCCAGTGCGCAGCCGAGGGTATAGCCATAGACTGCGAAAGTGTTGTGCATACAGAACAGCAAGATAACCTCCGAAATGCGGCACTGTACCTGCCCATAACTCAGCGGGGCGATTGCCACGCAGAGCGCGTAATAAATGGCCGCAGTCATGGCGGCATAAGCGAGGGACTTCATATTACTGCGCATAATCAGTACCCCCCCCAGAGATTTTTTCAGTCTGGCGGTCGTGGTGAACCAGTAGTTTTCATAGTATTCCTGCATCTTCATTGCCTCCTTGTATGCAGCTTCCCACTGCCGTTGCCGCATGATAGTGCGCTTCTCGGCGGTATCTTCATTTTTCAGCTTTCGGCCTCCCAAACGGCCATATAGAACGCCCTGTGTCCACGAAGAGCTGTCCACATAGTCAAAGGGAACTTTCTTCAGCACATCTTGCCGGGTCATGCCCAGACAATGAACGCGGCAGTTATGCTGCCATGCTATCTTCAGGAATTGCGCGTACTGGTGGTCTTTGATGTCCTCGTTCTTAAACCCGGTGATAGCAACGACCCTGCCGCTGTACTCTTCGCACATCCGGTAGAAGTTTTCTATTCCGCGCCCTTTGTGCCAGACGGGAATAATCTTGTCCGTTTCCTGCTCAAGCCGTCTGCGCAGCTTTATGACGCGCTCAAGCCCTATCACCTTATCCACATCCATCTCGAAATAGCCAACGATCTTGTCACAGTCGTTTTCGCGGATGAAACGCGCATAAGATTCCGTGTACTCTTCCCAGTTGAGTTTTGTCTTGCCCTTCTGGAAGGTGTGTGCGCCGGAATCTATCATGATGCGCTCGCTCTGCTTGATGATGCCCAGTGCTCTTTTGGGGTTCTTCGGGATGTAGTAGTAGGACATCAGGTTGTAGTGCATTGAGCCGAGCTCATCCAGACGAGCAGTGTTGTTCTCCAGCGCACTGAGGAAGATTTTCACTCATTGCCGTTTTGTGCATCACCAGTGACTCCTTCAAATTTTTTGAATTTTGCTTTAAGGTCGATGTGGCCGCAGCAGGGGCAAATCAGCCTTTCGTCGTGCGGCTCGTCGTATTCGCTGCGCAGGTCTGTGGAATCGTCAAAGATGTCCTCCGGGGCTTCGCTGTCGAAATTGAAGTCGAAATCTCCGAAGTCCACCTCCGCGAGTTCCTGTTCCAGCTTGGAGAAATCCCAGCCGGTCATTTCGCCGGTCTTGTTGGCGAGGATACGATATTTCTGCTTCTGTTCTTCCGTCAGACCGGTGTAGCGCACCACGTCGGCCATGTCCACATGGAGCTGCATCAGAGCGAGGCGGCGGGTGTGACCGCTGAGGATGACATTGTTTTCGTCCACCTCGATGGGGTCAAGTGCGCTGCACTGGCGCATGCTTTCCGCGCAGGCGTTCACGGCTTCCGGGGAGATCACACGCGGGTTGCGCTCGTATGGAACCAGATCTGCAACCGGCATTTTCAGTAGTTCTTTCTGAATCATGTTATTCTCCTCCCGTGTAAAATAAAAAGCCCGAAACTGCTCAAGCTAAACCTCAAGCTATTTCAAGCTAAACCTCAAGCTATTTCAAGCTAAAAATCAATATAGCCGTCAGCCGGATTTGAACCGGCACCCACGGAATGGATGTGCGCAGTGGTTGGCTGTGCAGTGATGTTCCCGTGGTGTCACCAGCGTTGTCCCGCCTTAAATGGGCGGCGCTCTGCCAATTGAGCTATAGCGGCATATAATAAGCAGCTTTGCCTGTCGTACACAAAGCCGCTGCATCCGGAACTTTCGCGGCCAGATGCCCCGCTATGCAATGCACCAGCGCCCATTTGCTTGCGCATTGTCTGGCACTCCAGGCAGGGCTCGAACCTGCAACCTGCGGTTTTGGAGACCGCTGCTCTACCACTTGAGCTGCCGGAGTATAAAACGCCGCCCTTGGAATCGAACCAGCCGTGTCTACACACGCACCGCGCTCCAAACTGCGCTCAGGCGGCCATATAAAACAGCCCTGGTTCTCCGCCAGGGCTGTTGTTTGACGCACATCCCGTCGGGAAGTCTACCCACACCCTCAGGGATTCAAAGCTTTCTCTCGTAGCACGGGAGGTTAAGCGTGCAGCTTTGTGGGGGATAAGTCCATGCGCCATCTGGTGCGAAACCGTGGAGTCGAACCACGCGGAGAGGGAGGCGATCACCCTGCCCCATTCGCCAAGAACTGCCGTTCAGAATGGAGCCGTGCCGAAATCTCGCATAGAATCAGCCCGCGAAACGTTGGTGATCTGTACCTACGGACAGCACAGGGCCGGAACGTTCGGGTGCTGCATTGCATCGGTGGGCCTTTTCGGCTCTGCCGATACTACTACAATACCACCGATTCCGCTCAGGTGTCGATGATGTTCACTGTCGAAAAGTACCACGAATTATTGTGCAAAACTGTCAAAATCGCAGAACGGTGTATCCTCCCATATCTCTGCCAGCTGACGAAAGCCCTCCGAAATGGCTGTGGAGACCGTCCGCGCGTTTGAATAACCGACCTCTCCGGCGGCTGCGGCCCTGGTCTTTCCCTCCACATAGCAGAGCGTGATACACCGGCTGCGCTTGATGGACGCAGGATCCGCGTTGAGGAGATAAGCGACGTCGATGGCTTCTTTCTGCATCTCGGCATACTTGCATTTCATCTCGTGCAGATGCTTTTCGGCGTCCATTGCGGCATCGGTATTGTTTCCGACCTTATCGCTGACGCCAGATCGCCCGGACGCACCGGATACGCTGGAAGTAGTCGTTGTAGCTGCGTTCTTGAGGTCTGCGATGCGCTCCTTCTGCTGCAAAATAAGAGACCTCATTCGGGGCAGGCGTTCAAAATACCGCCGCACTTCCAGTGCGCGGGGGTCCTCTGGTTTTGGCGCGTCTGCGTCAGGTGTCCACGACTGAATGCGGTCAATCATCGTCATACGGCACGTCCTCCATTCTGAATCCGCACATCGGACAAAACGGCGTTTTGAGGCCGCACGGATTGACCTCTCCGCATTCCGGGTTCGTACAGCGCGTTGCAGGCACAGACCACGAGCCGCTTTCTCCGGCATTGCTCACAAAGGAATCGGGAATTTCTTCCCAGTGCGCCACAGGCCGCAGCGTCTTCGGGTCGATGGTGGGCAGATTTTCCAGATCTGACAGCTCGTCGCTGATGCTCTCGCAATACAGGATGTCCGCGGCCTTCCCTTTGGCCTCTTCTTCGGCCAGGTATTTTTTCAGATCAGCCTCCAGCTCGCTGACATCGACCAAACGTACAGTTTTTTCTTTCTTATCCATTTTCGTCCTCCATTTCCTCGATCCAGATCTCCACTCTGGGGTTTTGCTTGTCGTAGTCCACCCGGCTTCCATCGTGGGCGGCAACGATGCAGCTGTTATCGTCTGCCAGCACACCGGCTGTCACCAGTATGTCGCAGGTCGCTTCGATCAGGTTTGCAAGGTCAACCTTGCGCCGGGTAGCCATGTAGTACACGCACCGCACGTTCACGCGGGCAGAGATAGGCTCAGGCGGGGCGCGAATCTGCCACAGGCAGCTTGTCTGGTAATCCTCAAACGCCGCGCTTGGGGCCACAAAGCGCCGCCCTCCGCGCCCTTGCAAGATGCGGGCACTGTTTTTCTTTGTGCGTGGTTCACCGTAGAGGGTTAATTTCATCTGCCGTCCTCCACATAGCACCAGCTTTGCGGCGGGCGTTCGATTCCGAATACTTCCTTCGGCGGCAAAGGCATCCACCCAACCACGGGAGAATCTACACGGTTATTGTAAACGTCATCCGGGTTGAAATAACGATATTCCCACCAGCCTTTAGGAATAAAATAATCATCGCTTTCTTCATCGTAGGTTCCCCACTCGAAAATTTCTTCCCAGTAGAAAGCGCTCTTTTCGGACAAGACTGTGCCATCTTCGTAGTGAGCCGTCGTAATCCCATATCCACCGCAAGCGGTTTCAAACAGAATCAGCACATCTTCTTCGACCTTTGGAGGGTCTTTGTCGGGGTCACGCCATGTCGGACGCAGTGCTTCCGGGTCGATAGTTGGTGCAGCGTCGATTGCGTCCAGCACCTCATCATATGCAAAGCTCTCAACAGAATCGGTAAACGAAATAGAATTGTCAGCCGAAGCTGCCCACTTTTCGATTTTCTGACGCAGGGCGTTTGCATCAATCAACCGTTTATCGCTCATTTTTTCATCATTCCTTCCATTGCCAGCTGCTCGCACTGCTTTTCAGCTTCCCTGCGTTGCTGGTCATACTCAAACAGCATATCTGCGTACTCATTGCCCACCCGGCGGATGGCTGTCTCCAGCATCTCCGTCACAAGGTCGGTGTACTTTTCCGAGCCCCTGCGGTTGTTCTTAGCAGCTTCCCTGGCTTCCCACAGGTCGGTGAGTTTTTCCCGCCTGTCGGCGGTGATTTCGCCATAGCCGTAGGCATCCTGGATCTGCTCCATGCTTTCCCAGCCTTCCAGCTCTGCAAATGGATCTGCTTCAGCTTTTGCCATGCTGCGGGCTTTGGTCTTTTTCTTGACATACCGGGTCAGGCCATCCTGAATCACGGCGCGGGCATCGTCCATCGCCTTGCGGACGGCCTTGGCCTCCCGTTCTTTTTTGAGCTGATTTGGCTGATTTGACCATTCTGCCATCAGCTCCGATTTAGTTTTCGGCTTCATGTTCTTCCTCCGTTTTGACAGCTTCACGAATGCGCAGTCTGGCAAGCTCAGCTTTCGCATACCACAGCTGCCAGTTGCCAAACCATCCCTTGTGGAGCAGTTTCCCGCCGTAATAAACAAGTTCCTGCTCCATCAGATGATCGAGCGAAACGATATACTGTCCGGGCTTGTATTTATGCGTCTGCTCCGTCTGTACGGTTTTCATTCGTCTCCTCCGTTTGCGCCCAGATAGCGCTTTCTGCCCCGCTCACGGCGCTTGTCCTCGTATGTACGGTGGTAGCATCTCATGGTGTGGGTCATATCGTATGTATAGGCCATCTCGGCCTTGTGCATCTGCTGCCATGCTTTGAACCGCTCGCAGTGGTCGTGGCAGCCGGGCTTCCGGTCCGGACAGCCCTTGCAGGTCGAGTTCGTCATCGGACCGCCTCCGTCCGTACCGGCTCGAACTCATCAAATTCCGGGTAATACCTTCTGGCCATCTCCACAGCCTTGTGTTCAGCTTCCTTCTCGTTGGCTGCCTGCACATTATCCCAGCAGTGGAGATCTGTGCCGCCCTCGTTGCGGCACTCCACTAAAACCCTGAATCTACCCATTGGCCGCCTCCAGTCTGGCCGGGGTGTCCCCGGCTCTCAGCCGGGCAGCTTCCCGGGGCGCGGTCGTAATGTCCTCCCGCGACTGCTTCAGGAATTCCACCCGGCGATAGGTCAGGTCCGGGGTCATGGCCAGCTCCTTCAGGCCGCCCACGCTCCCGGCGTAAGTTTTGGCCGCCGGGGGGAGGTTGTCGTACAGCACTTGCAGCTCTTCCGTGCCATCGCTACGGATAAGCCTGCCCTTCTCGTCAATGCCGGTCACCATCGGGAAGTTTTTCCAGCTCATGTATTTCTGTGCCTTGCGGGCTGCATCGGCCAGCGCGCCCCACTCTGCTTCCGGGTCGATGTTCTGGGACAGCTGCTTGAAAATGTCCGCCACCGTGATGGGATAAACGCACACGCGGTTCGCTGCGAGGAACGCCCGTTTTACCACTTCGCCGGGATAATCCCGGAACTGATACGTCCACACGTCAATGGTGGTTTTCATCTCGTCATCGGACAGCGGTTTGGTTCCCAGCTTGTACAGCGTCGCGTTCATCAAGATCAGCTCCGCCGCTTCTTCCTTGGTCATGTGTCGTCAAAACCCCTTTCTTTGTCCATGTTGCCCAGCACCCTGGCAAGCTGGTCTCTCGTGCTTTCTGCGGGCTGCCGGGGGCTGCTGCCTCTTCCGGTCGGCCTCTTGTGATTCTCGTCGCTCGCGGCTGCATCTCCGGGTGTATGTATTCCGCTATGTTGCCAGTTCGACAAGATTCCGTTGATATAGTTCCATGAGCGCTTCCCGGATTCTGCCGCCTTGTTGATAGCCAGCAGAATCATCTCTGTGCCGAACACCTCTCGCCAGCCTTGCAGCTTATCCAGAGCAGAGCGCGGGAAAGTTCCAATAACTGCTTCATACTGCTGGACTATCCTTGCAAGGTCTACATCCGCCGAACTCTGCGTAACAACAACAGTAGTAATATCTGATACGTTAGTATCAGTTGTACTTTGTACTTTGTACTTTAGGGGGCTATTGGTTTCGTTTGGTTCTTCAGAAAAACCATTTGGTTCCTTTTGGTTTTTGTCAGAAACCATTTGGTTATCTTCAGTTTTCTTTGGCCGTCCGCCTTTTCGTCCTGCTTCCCTGTGCGCCAAGACTGCCCGCTGGTACGTCTTGATGTTCTCGTTCAGAAACGGACGCATTGATTCAAAGGCTATCTGCTCGATAGGCTCCAACGAATCTGGCTCTGTGCCGTTCTGGACGTAACCAGCCATTGCAAGGAAAACTCCCCGGAACGCCTTATCATCCAGAATGCTCAGGAGCTTGAGCTTGTCGAACGGTATCAGCAGCCCTTTCGGGCGGGCGTTCTCGGCTTCGTCCGCCATCTGCTCACCTCCTTTCTCTCAACAGTGAATCAGAACGGCAGGTCGTCCGTGTCCGAAATCGGGCGGTCATCGCCGTTGTAATCGGGCGCTGCCTCCGGGGTGGGTTGTTTTACCGGCTCAGCCGAAAAAGCCGTTTGCGCCGGTTCTGCGCCGGTGTCAAAGGGCGTTTCACCGTCTACCGGCTCGAAGCCGTCCGTCTGGGGCTGTCCGGGCTGGTTGCAGAACTGCTGCATCATGTCGATTGCCATCTGAACCCACCGGGCAGCAACAAGCCCGCCAACGACAACGCCCTCGACGTTATGCAGGTTCCAGTAGGTTGTACCGTTCGCGCCGGTATTGCTTTTCAGCTCGCCGCCGCAAATCTCGACAAAATCACCCTTCTGAAGGAGGCCGTCCCACTTGTCGAGATCGCTCCAAATACAGCACTCGACAAACATATTGCTCCGGTTGCCGGAGGCATCTTTTGTACTATGAGCCTTGACGCTCAAGCTGAGGAATGGCTTTCCGGTCTTCGTTTCCTTTAGACTAGGGTCGCGAGAGAGGGTTCCGGTGATCTTCGTCCCGGTCTTTGTCTGAATAATCATTCGGCATCACCGCCAAACGGATCATCGTTGGTGTCGGTGGTTTCGACTGCAAACGGTTCGGGCTGCTCTTTTTTCGGCTTCAGCTTGCGGGGCTGCATAGCGCCGATTTCGGGCTGCTCGTTCTCGACCTCGCGGTAGGGTGCTTCTGCATCTACCGGAACCTCGCTCTCATCGTAGAGGCTGCCAAACGTGGCCGGGAAGGATTCTCGCAGCGCGTGGACAAGGGCCACCTTACGAATCATCGTTGCAGGCTTCGTTACCCACAGGGATTTCTTGGTGTCGTATTCGCTCAGCTTCACTTCTTCGTAGAAGGGGCGGCTGCGGTCCTTACGGTAGGCTTTAGCCCAGCCACCGACCAGCTGCTCGTCCTCGTAGACGATGGACCCTTCGCGGTGAATAATCTCGCCGACTTCCGGCACAAGCACGATAACGCCAGCTTCAAATCCGTCATACTGCGGGTGACGCTCGGACATCTTCATGTAGCACGTCTTGCCCAGCACGATGGTGGACGCACTGTCGCCGTTCTTGTTGTCGTAGTGGATAAGATATGCCTCCTTGGTAAAGGGGTTGAGGTGGTACTGCTTGCAGGTCTCCAAGAAGATGCGGCACTCTGCGAAGGTCGCATCCTTGCAGATGAAGTCGCGCACATCATCAAAGGTGACGGTGAGGTGCTGGCCGTCCATGCTCTCGATTTCGACCGGCTTAGATTCTGCGACCGGCTGCATCGCTTCGCTCTGCTTGACCTGAGCAGCGAAGGAGCGGCTCTGAACGGTGGTAGTGGTATTCGGCGCAGAAGCGCCAGCGCGTGAAGTGAAACCCATTTTTGTTACCTCCTAGAGTGTTGAAGATTATTTGATGCTGCCGAAATCGAACCCACGTTCCTTGGCAGCTTGACGGAACCATGCAATGTCTTCTTTGGTGAATTCGACCCAGAAGTAATAGCGCTTGCGGGCCGGTGCGCTGGGCTGCGCGGCAGCCATCGTCTGCATCGCCTCGACATCCAACCGGCCATCCGGCGTGATGAATGCGGCAGCTTGCGTTGCTGCGGCGGCTTGCGCCCGCATCTCGCGTTCTTCTGCGGTCGGGGGAACAATTACCGGGGCCGACATCCGCGCCCGCTCTGCCGCTTCTCTGGCGGTCTCTGCGTCCCTCTGTGCTGCGCGGGACTTCTCGCGGCGGGTATGCTCGCGAACAGCCTCGTTGACGCTCAGGTTGCGCAGGTATTCCGTGGTGCAGGGTTCGACATCCTCTCCGCAGTTCTCGCGGATAAAGTCGAGGTCGCTGCGGATGTTCTCGATGGACTGGCACAGGGTCTTTTTTGCTTCCGCAATGGCGAACGTCTTGTTCAGCCAGCGGTTGTCCAACAGGCGTTCAAACGGAATGAGAGCTTCCAACTCGCCGATGTTGTCCCGGTAGATCAGGCGCAGGGTAGAAGCCTTTTCTTCCTTTTCGGCGGCCTCCACAGCCTTGACCTGTGCGTCAATCGCTCCGGAAATCTCCTTGCATTTGCCCTGCATCTCCTTGATGCTCTGCTGGAAATCTTCCAGCGGATTCATGTAGAGCTTCTTCGCTGCCGTGGCAGCAGCTCCAAGCTGCTTATCCCAGCCGTTGACCTTTGCCCGGTCCTCCTTGGCGCTCTTGATGCTCTCCGGGGTGTAGACCCGGCCTTTGTAGGCCGCCAGCATCTCGTCAAGGTTCCGTTCAACTTCGTCCTTGTTCCAGCTCATGGCCGGAATTGCCGGGCGCTCCACCCGGACGGTCAATTCATTCTCCATCTGTAAAAACCTCCGATTTTGTGATATCATCGGGGTGATGAGGCTTTCAAATTCCATCAACCCTTGCAGCCTGTCGGTGTTGGCGCACCGGCGGGCTTTTTTTCATGCGTCCCTCCGGTTCTGCCGGTACTCCGGCTCTTGGGGGCGGGCGTGGGTCCGGTCGATCCTGCCGTACTTGCGCAGCTTTGCGGCTTTCTCCCTGTCCTCTGCGGCAAAGCCCAGCCGGGCAAAAAATACCGCCAGCAGGATCATCACAATGGCCGTGATGAATGCGCCATCCGAGACGGTGCCGCCTGTCTGGAAGCTGCCCTCCATCCCCATGCCGCACAGCAGTCCAACGGCCCCGCTGGCCACGGCCAGCCTGTACCATACGCCGGATTTGATCTTCATGCGGATTCTCCTTTCTCAAGTGAGGGGAAAAACAGTTCCCCGATCTCATCCTGTCGGATGTCCAGCAGTTCACACATTGCTGTGATCTCTGCGCTTGTCCACGGATTGTGCCCCTGCATCCTGCCGCTCATGGTGTCCCGGCCAATGCCGATGTACTTGGCGACTTCCTGATCGCGGTAGCCGCAGCTGTGGAACCGGCCCCGAAGTTTCCAGTACGGAATCTGCCGGAAGCTGCCCTGTATGACCTTCATCATGCTTCGACCTCTTTTCTTTGATGTGTGCCAGCCGTGCAGGCTGGTTCTTGTCCCAGCGGGCTTCCCGCCAGTACTTATTGCGCCCGTTCATCAGGCGGTCTCCTTGGTGCTGACCTTGCGTAACGGCGGCTGCTCCGGGTTGTCTCGGCTCTGCTTGTAGTGCTCAACGTCATCAGCGAGGAAGTAGAACTTGCTCTTGCTGCCCTTCTCTCCGTGAGAATAAGCGTCCAGCAGGCCCTGCTTCCTGAGCTGAAGGACCCTTGCCTGACATACGCCAAGCGCTTTGGCAGTTTCTTTGGTGGTGTAATACTTCGACACGATATCGGTTCTCCTTTCTGTGGGTGGCTCCCACGACCTTGCCCGGCTGGCTGCCGGGTTTTTTCTGCTTTTATGATACTACTTTATTACAGATTTGTAAATACCTTTTCTGTATTTTCTCTGTACTATTTCTTGATTTTTCTAAAGAAAAGCCAAAAAATACCGGTCGCGCCGGTTTCGCCCATTAAAACAGGGTTTGCTGCCCGAAATCCTCCGGGGAGGGAGCTGGGGGCTTTGCGACCCTCGGCTGGTACGTCCGCGTCTGGGTCAAAACGTCGATTTCGCAGAACCGGAAGCCTTTGCAGTGGTTCAGCCGCCGCAGGGTAGGGCCGTCCAGCATCTCGTCTTTGTAGCTGCAATAGGCCAGCTCGTCATCGTTCAGACAGGCGTTGCAGCAGTACCGGCAGTATTGTTTCATCGAGGTGCCTCCCAGAATCCAAAGGTTGCGGGAAGTTCCATCCAGTGGGTGATTCGCATACCGGATGAACCGCTAAAATCGTTCGGGTCGAGTAGAGCGTTTATCACCATCGAGCCGCCAAAGCCATCATACACTGTGAAAGTTTTCTGCTCCGGGTTATAGGCAGCGGCAGCAGTGAACTCTTCTTCATTCAAGTCGGGTTCCGGCTGGTTCCAAGGGCCTGTCCAGCCCTCACACCACCGAATGACATTCACAATGCAGCGGGCAAATGGTTCGTCCTCGTCCAGCTCTGGCAGGCGCACTTTGACGCTGACCCACCGTCCAGCAAGCTGCCCCTCTTCGTCACCGGCTAAAAAGCCAACAGGGACTTTCAGCCCAGCTGCGAACTTGGCCAGCATCTTGGCCGTCGGATTGACCCCGCCATTCTCGTACAGGCTCACCGTCTGCTTGGTCACACCCATTCTTTGGGCAAGCTGAATCTGCGTGATGTGAGCGTCTTTTCGTGCTGCACGAATTTTCTTTCCGATAGAATCAGACATCTTTCAGTTCCTCCAAAAGCGCCCGTTAGGCCAGATAGCACAGCCATCAAATATTTACCGGGTGACGGCCTTTGCCATGGCATCCATCAGGAAGTGTCCGTTCATCACGTTGTTCCAGTTGTTTTCCTGATAATTCTTTGTGTTCCGGTGCGGGGCGCTGTGGGTGACAAAATCGCTCATTGCGTTCACCGCGCCCCATGCGGTATTGCGGAATTTCACGAGGTCAGGAGCCATCATGCAGACCATGTAACCGTCCTTCATGTCCTGCACATGGCGCTTCTGGCGGTCAGTCATATCGTCCGCTTCGGGGAACAGGCTGTCCAGAACCTCCCGCAGCCGTGCATCGCTGACCGTGGTGTTTGCCATCTGGTCGGCGCGGGTTGCAAGTTCATCCATGTACTTATTGGCCATGTCTAAGCACTGCCGGGCCTCTACAAGCTTAGTGTTGATATCGCCCACATGACGGACGCTCCATGCTCGCTGCGCGGTATCCAGCGCAAGGTTCAGCGTGTTGTTGCAGACCACGCGAACCGGGGTCATGCAGACGCGGACGGCGCCGGAGCCGTCATGCGTGTTGGAGAAGCACATATAGGTTTCGGTCTTGTCCCCGCAGATTTCGGAATCTGGCAGCTTTGCCAGCAGCCAAATCTTCTTACCGTCCAGTAGGCTGCCGGCAGTCTCATAGTGGACATCGCCACCGATCAGCGCATCTGTGAACGCGAAAGCCTCCGCGTTCTGGACGATGCGGTACTTGTTGCTGACCACGCCCAGAACCTTGTTGTCAGAGCTGCGGACGTTTGCCTTGTAGCCGGGAATCGGCTCATAGCCGCCGTTCAGACACATATCGCGGGCCTCGACCGTCCAGTCCAGACCGGCAAGCTTCAGCGCCTCCGCGCTGGTGGGTGCTTCCTGCACCATCGTGCCGAGACCGTGCCAAGGCTTCTCGCGGACATAGAACATCGTTTCAACGTTTGCAGACATTTTTCATACCTCCGATTATTGATTGTTGATTGCGGTGGTTCCCGCGACCTCCCCAGCTGGCTGCTGGGTGGTTTCGGCTGCTGCCGGACAGCCATCATCAGGCGGGTTAGTTATGCGTTCATGAGGTTTCCGTTCTCCAACTTGACCTTGTTGCCCCATGCAAGGCTGTTCAACCAGCGGTAGTCGCGCTTGCCTTTGTACTGGATGGGAAACTCATGGAAAGATTCAACGTAGTTGACGATCTGCTCTTCGGCGGTAAAGACTTCCTTTGCGGTGTAGGTGCCAACCGCCTCATGGTCTGCTGCATAGCTCTTGGTGAGAGCAACGGACGGAGAAACGTGATAGGCGGCGTTCTCGTAAGTGACAAAGCACTTGTCGTAGACCTTCAACAGGTTCTTGACCTCGTTCTGGATGGATGCGGGTAGTTCGTTAAAGTTCTTCATGCTTTTTACCTCTTTGTTATTGATTTATTACTTCTTTAGTGGTACTATCTTTGTAGGAATCAACTATTTTTCTACTTTTATTATACTACTTTATCACAGAATTGTAAATACTATTTCTAAACTTTTTTCTTACTTTTTCTGCTTTTATCTTTCGGAGGTGTACTTCATGGGCCAGACAACAGGTGGAAACCCCATCCAAAATGCAGGAAATATCGTGAAAATTCGAGAAATCGCAAAGATGAGGGGCCTAAAGCTAAACTTTATCAGTCAGCAGATTGGAAAGAGCAATGGCTATCTTTCAGAGATTTCTGGCAGAAATGCTAATGTTCCATCGAAATATCTACCTGCTATCGCAGAAATCCTTGGCACATCTGTTGAGTACATAAATGGTCTCGTGGATGATATAGACGATGGCCTGACAACGTCACCGCTCGATGTTGACTATGGCTCATTCCAGTTTGATAGATTCTATGCCCTTTGCCAAAAGTCAGGCAAAACACAGGCTCACCTATATAAGATGGTCGGCATGCCGGATAAGGCAGGAAGCAACCTGCGCCGGACGAAGAGCGTGAAGCCTGAAATCCTTGAGGTCTGGGCGAAAGAGCTGCACACGACCGCTGCATACCTCAACGGCGAAACCGATGATCCTTCCCCTGTACCCGCCCCGGCTGCACCTGAGAAAAAAGAAAAGCCCAGCACCGCCGGAGAGATAGATTTGAGCGGTCTATCTCCAGATGATGCCGAGCTTGTAAGAAAAATTATGGCCGCTTCGGATGCAAAGAAGAATGCGATCCGAGCGTTGCTGTGATTCAGATGTTTAGAATATCGAGGACTTTCTGACGAAATGCAGGGTCACTCTTTAGCTTTTCGATGATTCGACGGATTTCTTCCGGACTGAAATTTGTGTCCTGCATTTTGTTTTCCTCCTGTTCAAATTGTTTTGGGCCCTCTTACATTATACGCCTTTCGGTTGTACATTGTAAGAGATATTGTAAAAATATGTTGTGAGGTGTTATCTATTATGAGAAAAAGACTGTTCGCTATGGTCCTCTCAATTGCTGCGCTGCTTGCGTTTTCGTCCGTAGCACTTGCGGCAAAACCGGCCATTGAGTTGATGTATTTTACTTTTGACATGAACTCTGTTGGCGGTGTGTCTCCAAAACTCTACTACCGAAACAATTCCGGTAAGACAATAAAGTACCTTGATTGGTATATAACCGCCTACAACAGGGTTGGAGATCCTGCGCCAGACGATATTACCGGAAGCGCAGTTGCTCAGATTCGCACAGTCGGACCGATTGAGTCGTTCCGACTTGAACGGCAACCGAGTGGACAGGTTCAGACGCTTTCGTTCTCAGATGCAGACTCTCCATTCCATGAGTACACCGACACCAACTATTGGATTGATAACAATGGATATCTTGAAAGCGTCTATCAAGATAAGTATGGGAATTTTTTCATTGAGCCGAGTGTTCTTGACGAAAGCAAGAACATTTACTTGACGGAAGACGAAATCAACAATGCCTTGTTTTCAAGTTGCTCCGCTTTTGACGTTGTGTGGTACAATAGTACGATTGATTACTTGAATGTGAGCAAAGTAAAAATCACATACATGGACGGAAGTCAGCAGACTGTAACAAATATTGGTTCGGCGTATCGTGACACGCCGCTCCAGAATAAGCCGTTCAAAGAGCAGCTTGCACAGTACGCAGCTGTTTACAACTACAAAGAATATTTGCAGTATAATCAGGATTTGGCCGCAAGCCTCGGCGACAACCAGAAGGCTCTGTTTGAGCACTTTATCAACAGTGGCATGAAGGAAGGCCGTCAGGGCAATTCTGAATTTAACCTCGCTGCCTATAAGGCGAACAACCCCGATTTGGTCGCATTGTTTGGCGATGATAATGTGAAATACTATGAGCACTACATTGCAGGCGGTAAGGCGGAAGGCCGGAAAGCTGCTTAATCAGCTTCCAGCTGCTGCATTTTTTGCAACAGCTCCCCGGCCAGCTCCCCGCCGGGAGCATCGGAAGCGGCTTTGAGGTTGCGGATGGAACCGGCCTTGCGGGTGACGTAGAGCCGGGCGCGGGCTTGCCCTTCGGGCGGCATGTCCTCATAGCAGGCCAGCGCGGCGCGGATGTGGTTGCAGAAACAGGCGGTCTTTTTGTTGGTCATGGCTCAATCCTCCCAAGGCTGCGGGGTTTTAGCTGTGCCGGTAAGCACGCTGGCGGGCATTCCGTCAATGATGGTCATTTCCGGGTCTTTGTTGCTTGTTTGACCGTTTTTCATTTTGTTTTCCTCCTGATTTTTGGTAATTGCGTCAACTTATGTACCAAATTTTACCATGCGCCAGTGGAAAATGAAATACGGATAAAATTTGTCGAATGGCGCGGATTTTTTCTGCGCCATTTTTTGTTAAAAACACGCCGGTATTATGGGGGTGAAAGTATGAGTTATTTTACGGCGAGCCAAATCGGGAAAGCGCTTGCAAAAGCACGGGTGTCTGCTGGCTTGAGTCAAGTGGAGATCGCAAGGCGCATTGAGAAGGGAGAGCGTACCGTGCAGAGCTGGGAAAAAGGATGCACTAGCCCGGACAGTGACGAGATCATGGACTGGTGCACGGCCTGCGGGGTGTCGCCCATCACGGTGTTTATGGAGATGACCCACCCGGATCTGTACAAAGTGCCGGATGACGGCAAGGCCGACGATGAGCTAAACACGGAGTTGCGCCGTCTCGTGGTAAACCTGCCACCGCTGACGAAAAGGCTGCTTCTCTTCATATTGAAGGGCAGTCACGGCAGCAGCCCGCCTGCTGTCATATCGGAGATAGCTGCAAATTTGCACTGCCCGCTCAATAACCGGGTCAGCGTATGCGGAACAATCATCGACCAATACAACTTTGCTCAGAGCATGGGATTAGACCCATGCCCGGACGATCCGCACCCTCCCATTGAAGACCTGAAGATCAACTACAAGGCCGGAAGGGCCGCTGCTGAAAATGGTGCCTTCGGATATATCGGGCAGAAAAAGGAGTAAGCCATGAAATGCGCGAGACCATGCTGCCGGAAGGAGCAGCCGGAAGCTGCCCCGCAGCAAAGAAAAAAGCGCCGCCGTCCCAAGGGCAGCGGCACAGGGTACTCTTGTGTATGGAGGTGGATTTTATGAAAAAACGGGTCAACACGGCATTTTGGGTAGAAAAGGAAAAGCGCTGGTGCATTGCGGTTCAGAAGAACGGCACCCGCAAACGGTTTTACAGCAGCACGCCGGGCCGAACAGGACAACGGGAAGCAAACGCAAAAGCGGATGCATGGCTTGATGATAGCATCCGGGACGGAAAAAAGAAAGTCAGTGCCCTTTATTCGGATTGGGTGGAAGAGCTGAAGCTCACCTGCGGCACATCCTATGTGACCCAGTGCGACAAATACGGCGAATACTACATCCTCCCGGTGTGTGGGAACATTCGCATTGACGAGCTGACCGAGGGCGATCTGCAAAAGGCAATTGACATGTCTTTCAAAAAGCGCTGTCTCAAAAAAGGGGGAAAGCGCACGAGTGATAAACCTCTGAGCCGCAAAACCCTTATGACGATTCGGTCAACCGAAACCAGCTTTGTCAAGTGGTGCAGGAAAAATCGGTACACCACCCTGTTCCCGGAGTTATCCATTCCTAAGAGTGCAAGGTTTGTAGAAAAGACCATTTTGCAGCCCAACGCGCTGAAAACACTTTTTGACGTTGACACCCGCTTGTGGTACAATAAAAGGATTTTTGATGATTATATCTATGCCTACCGTTTTGCTGTATCAACCGGCGTGCGACCCGGTGAGTTGGTCGGCCTGTGGTATGGTGACATAAAGGGGAACACGGTCAATTTGCGCCGCAGCATCAATGTGCAGGGCGAAGTGACCACCGGCAAAAACCAGAACGCAGTGCGTTCTTTTGACATGGGTATGGAAGCACGAGAAGCGTATGAAGCTCAGGTGGCACACCTGAAAGCAACAGGCGTACAGTTGAACTACAACACACCCTTGTTCCAGATCCCATGCCAGCGGTCTCTTGTGAAGCGCTGGGAAAAGTACCAGAAATCCAACAACATCGATCCAATGGTAACGCTGTATGAACTGCGTCACACCTTTGTCAGCATTGAATCCGGTGTGCTGACTGACAGCCAACTGAAAATGCTTGTAGGCCACAGCCGGAACATGGACACTGCAGGAACCTACCGGCACGAGCTGCAGGGCCAGCGCGAAGATTTGGCAGCCGCGACCACCGCTGCATTCAGGAAGGCTCAAGAGTGATTCTGGTAACACATTTGGTAACACTCTTTTTTCTAAATGTCAAAAAGCAAATCGGACATAGCCCAACAAATCCGCATTATTTCTACGTTCTTTCATGTATCCTATTTGCATTTTTGACGACAATCAATCATTTTTAATTGTTCGATTCCCATTGCCCGCTCCATGCAGACAAAAAGAGCTCAGGTCATTTGGATCTGAGCTCTTTTTATTGGTTTTGTTCATGCAAAAAAAGGGGCCGCGCATTTGTTTCTGCGCGGCCCCCTGATTTTTATGCACTCAGACGAAGGAGAAATACAGAGCGCCTGCTGCTGCGCCCACGTTGGCGACGCCGAGCAGTGCACCGCCCAGCGAGCTGAAGTAGATCTTGGCCGAGTCGATCATGAGGTTGCCGTTGATGGTGCCCTCTTCTTCGGGGTACTGCTCCGGATACTGCTTCTGCACCTGCGCTGCAACAGAGCCGATGTTCGCAATGTTCACATAGGCCAGCAGACCCGCACCGGTGCCGAGTGCCGACGCCAGCACGCTGCTGATCTGGCCTTTCTTGATGGCATTCACAACGTTCACGATAGCAAGCACGCCCATGGTCACGTTCATTGCCGTCGAGATCCAGTTGCCGACCGTTTCTGCGTCGAGTGCGCCGCCGGTCGTATATTCCAATTCCTCTTCGCTGAGGAGTGCGTAGCTGTTGGGATAAGTCATCATTTTCCTTTACCTCCAAATGATCGTTCGAGAGGGGTCCATTTGTACCCATTATAGAGGCTGCGGAAAAATCTGTCAAGAGACGAAACTTTTGTCCGAACACACGAAACCGCCGCACAGCGAAGTTTTTGTGCTGCGCGTACAGCGGTTTCACGAGGATTTCACGTTTTATCCCCGGTGCTCACTTTTCTTCCGTCTTCGATTTCTGCTGTTCCTGCTCGGCGCGGAGTTTCCGGATGCGCTTTTTCTCGCTTTCGACGCGGGGCCAGGGCCAGGAGAAGCCCTCGTTCTCGCGGCACCATTTGACCAGCGGATAGAACGAGAACGCCAGACCGAACAAATACAGCAGCACGTACAGCACTGCATCCAGCGTGAACAGGGCATCCAGCGCAGCGATGACCGACATGATGCAGCCCGCCTTCAGGAAGAACAGGCCGTTCTGCCGACAGTATTCGTCGAAATGTTCCGCCTTGACGGCCCGGCGGCCCTGTTCGCCCCAGACGCGAGGGTTCTTCATGACCGTGTAGCCGTAAAAGACCATCATCAGACCGCAGGTCAGTTGAAATCCGAAAAACATAGCGCACCTCGTTCCAGTTTAGTCGTCGTAGCCCTCGAACAGCGGCTTCATGAAGGGCAGGAAGTCCAGCGTTGCGAAGTAGTCGCGCGGGGTCTCGGCACGGCGGATGAGACGGTGGGAGCCGTCCTCACAGAGCAGCACTTCAGCGCACCACAGCTTGCCGTTGTAGTTGTAACCCATGGCCGAACCGTGGGCACCGGTGTCGTGGATATAGACCAGGTCGCCGATGTCGATCTTGGGCAGCATCCGGTCGATGGCGAACTTGTCGTTGTTCTCGCACAGGCCGCCGACCACGTCGTACTTGTGGTCGCAGGGCGCATGTTCCTTGCCCAGCACGGTGATGTGGTGGTAAGCGCCGTACATGGCCGGGCGCATCAGGTTGGCCGCGCAGGCATCCAGACCGATGTACTCCTTGTAGATGTGCTTTTCGTGGATGGCCGTGGCCACCAGCGCGCCGTAGGGGCCGGTGGTGAAGCGGCCCATCTCGGTGAAGATGGCGACATCGCCCATACCGGCAGGCACCAGGATCTCCTCAAACTTCTTGCGGACGCCCTCGCCGATGGCCATGATGTCGTTCTCGGTCTGGTCGGGGCGG